GTTCTATCTGAAGACCCGCCGCCACTACCAGTAGCGGCTAGATCGAACCAAGTCGTACCGTCCGAGTACCATAGCTTGCCGCCCTGCCTAAGCACATGGCCGGCAGAGCTGGCAGCGGTAGGCAGCGCAGCTACCTCACTAAACCGTAGGGCTGTTTCGACGGACCTAGCCATACCTTATCCGATGACAGTGATACGGAACTGGTTAGACGTCGGAGCTACGGCGAAGCGGACACGTACAGCGTTGGCGTTGACTACTTCTACGTCGCACAGTACTTCGTCAAACGCACCGGAGGTGCGGCGTACTAGGACTACTACGTCCTGCGTGTTGAAGTTGTGGGTAAAGTCGTACTGGGTTGCCGCGCCGTCACCGAAGGTGAGGCTGCCCTTACGTAGACGACCTGCCCAGTTAGCTAGCTTGAGTGGGGTGACAGCGAACGTGTCGTTAGTGCCGGCATCCACCTCAGCCTGAGTAGCAATCTCTACCGTACCAGAGGTAGTTTCGGTAGCTACAGGAGCAGTGCTGCCAAAGGTAGACCACGACACGTTGCCGGTATCTAGTACGAAGTTTAGAGTCTGCTGACGGAAGGTAGCGCCTGCGCTAGTGCCTTCGTCCACAGTGACCACAGCATTCTCGAGTTCATCGGATGTACTAGCGTCGCTAGCACGGGTCATCGGAGTAGCTGCTCCGTTCCAGACGTAGATACCATTCTGGCTGGAGGTAGTCTGCGCGCGTACTAGGACGCGATCACCGCTGGCCATAGTAATGCCGTCGAGCGTAGCGCCGGGACTGGCTAGGTTGATGTTAGAGGCCGTACTTACTCGTACGTTATCCTTCCAAGCTAGACCCTCGACTAGAGAATCTACGTAGCCCTTGTTAGCCGCGTGACCGGCTAGCGTCGGGGTGGGTAGGTTAAGGATGCGGCTCTGGCTGTTAAAGTCTAAATCGTTTCCTACAATCTTGGGCATGGTACTCGGTCCTTATACGAAGCGGGCTGATCCGGCTAGAGGGAAGTTTAAGGTAACTACTGTCTGGTTAACTGATACATGCGTAACATCTGCATCGAACCGCTCACCTCCAGTAGTCAGTAGTTCAACTACAGGGCGGTATCCTAGGTTGTGGTTAATGGTCCATGTAGAACTCGGCGTAGACTGCGTGTGAGTAAAGCTTACACCAGCGGTGCCTTGCGGTCCCTGCGGTCCTGCCAGACTAGCTAGCCACTGGGCCTCGGTACCTACAAAGCCATTAGCTACCGCTACCTCGTAGGCGCTAGCTCCCTGTACTCCAGCAGGACGCTCAGCCAGTCTGTTTAGGATCTTGTTTAACTGAGCGCGTTCTACATCTCGGTTGTCAGATCTTACAAGTGTAAAGAGTTCCTGCGGCATAGGTTATGACGGCCTGCGTGGGATTCTGCTACCCGGCTTCTGGCTTGACGGATCGGTAGGCTTACCCCTACCACCGTAGGTGCCGCCAGTGTTACCTCCCGCTGCTGGCCCCTTGCTGTTCTGGATAGGGCCTACGTTACCGGTCAGACCTGACACATCGCGGAAGCGTGAAGGATCGTCCGTTAGCCAGTTGATAGCTTGGTCTAGGCTATTGTTGATACGACTATCGATACGCTCACCGAACTCGTCTACGGCTCTGCCGAAGTCCCGAACGCTGCCAAGTACTGCACCGAGCGCCTGACGAATTCTAGCCAAGATACCCGGCTTCTCGTCTTCTGGAGTAGTAGGACTATTCAGCTTCTCGCTATCTTCATCGATGCGTCGCTGCTGCTCCGGAGTCAGGTTGTTATACGCTGAGGAAATCTGGGGGCCGCTTAGTCCTAGGGAGCCTGATAAACCTAGTAGCCTGCCTACCGAGCCACCGCCTACACGACCGTAGTCAATTGGATCCGGACCTCGAATGATGCCGTTCTCGTCCGGGGTAGTAGTACCGAAGATCGGGCTAGCAGGGCCAGTCGGATTGGGCGGAGTGGTACCCCCGCCACCGGTACCCGGAGTAGTCGGATCTTGTGGGCGAGTCGGTAGCTGCGGCAGAGTACCGCCAGCCACAGGCTGAGCGCCTTGCATGATCTGCTGTAGTCTGGATCTCCAATAGTCCATGGCCGGGGCTGGTGCCCCGGGACCGAACTGCGTGCCTAGGGTAGAGGTATCGATAGCGAAGCGGGGTAGCCACTGACCCATGGTAGTACGCTTGTCCTGTACGACAGGCTGGTTCTGCTCAGCGTAGCGCAGGTACTCCCCACCTACGCTAGGTCCGGTAAGCGGAGGACCGGCAGGGGAATCCACTACCGGGCTGGTGACTACAGGCTTAGGACGGGCGATCGGCTCTTGGTTAAAGGCCGGGGTCACTACCGGCTTGGGCATCGGGGTAGTGATAGGGCTGGCCTCTCCGATGACCTCGCGTCCCTGTACCGGGGCTACGTAACGCTCGACCGGCTTGGTAGCCGGGATCGTCTCCTCGGTAACGAACGTGGGCGAGAACACCGGCCCTATCGTATCGTCAGGCAATACCTCGAACTGGTTGAAGGCGAACGGATCCGCTGTACGCGGTTTCTCCATACCCCCCGGCTTGCGGTTGTACACCGTGTTCGGATTGCCGTTATTAGGCGTTACTGGCGGCTGGAAGAGGGGCTGCATGATTACTTGATCTCCTTCTCGATCTCTCGTAGGTTACGGCGTAGCTGGTTGTACTTGTTGACGATTTCCCGGCGACGCTCTCGGGAATCAGCAGCCCTTAGCTCCTGTTCCTGTAGTGCGTTTAGCGTGGATTCAGACAGTACAGACGTCGCATAGTTTCGTGCTAGGGGGCTTAGAACGTACCGCTGCTGGGCGCGGCTTAGCTGGGTTTCCTTAAGGGCGGTAGCCAGCTCGCGGTCAGTGCGACCGGCCACACGGGCAGCGTTAGCCATAGACACGTAATCCTGTAGGATGCTAGCTTCCTGCTCGTACATGTCTAGGTACAGGCTGCGTACCGTACCCTCGTCTAGGGTAGCGGCAGTCTTGATGACGTCGTTCAGATCCCGTCTAGTATTACGTAGCTCCTGCGTATCGATGCGGGTGATACCATCCAGAGGATCAAATCGCTTGATCTTGAGGATATTGTTCGTCACCATCTCGAACACCGGGGCTTCGATGGTAGCTTCCTCTTCTACCACATCGACGTCCTCTAGCAGCGGAGTAGCCTTAGCTGCACCTACTAGCGCCTGCTTGCCCATACCGCTGGCAGTTAGCAAGGAGTTGGCTAGGAAGTTAGTGACCGGCTCGTTAAGACCAGCAGCACGGTACCCAGCTAGAGCTTCCGGATCGTTACGCACAGCAGTCGGGATAGCAGGCTGTCCGCCAATCAGGCGAGCAGTATCCCTAATCAGCGGGTTCAGAGATACTAGAGCAGCTGTAGCAGCACCGACTCTCTCCATGTCACCAGAACGCACGGCACCTAGCAGTTCAGTAGCCGGACCATAGGGATCGGTGATACGACCTACGTCAGCTACTAGGTACTCGTTACCGATCTTGCCTACTACTCGTACGTCCTTGTTGATGGAGAACTTGTCGATGTTGCGATACGCTTCCTCAAGCTTCTCGCGCTCCTCTTCGTCATCGTCAGACAGGCCGTAGCCGAGCATAGCAGCTAGACCCATGAGCGACTTAGCAATCAGAGTGTTGGCAATCGCCGTGTTGTTAGCAGCAGCTACTACGCCGATGGTACGACCGGCAGCGTGGCCAGCTAGGATGCTAGCAGCTTCGGTATGACCGGCCTTGCGCAGATCGTTAGCTAGACGCACGTCATCCACCGCACGGTACGCTGAGGTCAGCAAGCTGCGGAACGTCTCGTACTGATAGGTAGCGAACACGAAGATACCGCTACGGTCTAGGTCACGAACCATCTTAGCGGCTAGCTCGTACGAGAACGTAGTCTGGCGAGTACGCGCAGCAGCACGCTCCGCTACCTGATCGTCCGTCATACGAAGCTCGGACGGAAGTGCGTTGTTTACTTCTGTAAGGACGTCGAGCTGCTTGTAGTAAACTACTAGCTTGGCGGCGAGATCCATACCAGAGTACAGCGTCCACATGTCAGCGTATGCTTGCTTGAGGCCAGAGCCTAGACGCTCGGTAGTAGACTGATCAGCCAGAGCACCAGCAGCACGCAGGTTGTCGATAGCCTGTTCAAGAGGACGACGGCGCATAGCTTCAGCAATCGGAGTATCTGCCAACATGTTACGGTACATGTCGTACGTCTGCTGGTTGTACTTACCGGTACGTAGTGCCTGTAGGTTAGCAACCGTAGTACCCATCAGAGCAGGGCCAGCCTTGGCTAGGTACGTTGGACCTACGCCGTTAGCGATAGCCATGCTGATAGAGCCGATACCGTTAAAAATCATGAGGGCTGGATTGAGTACTAGGTTGGTGAACTTGAACACACCAGCGTACGTAGGCAGGATGTTCTCTACCCACTGACGGATAGCTCCCTTGTCCTTAGCCGGAGCGGCTACAGGAGCGAACATCTCCTGCACGCCCGGTGCCGTCCACATACCGCCTAGAGCGCCCATGCTCGGGCCACGTAGTTCCACCGCATCAGCTACACCCATAGCCAGCGCTTCCTCCTGCGTCGGGAAGAAGTAGACTCCGGTGTACTGCTCCTTGAGCGAGCGGGCAAAGCGTAGCTGCTCAAGCAGTAGGCCCTGCGCTAGCTCAGTGTTGTAGAGTACGGTCAGCGGATCCTCGATCTTACCCATCAGCTTAGCGATAGGCTCCGGTACCTCTAGGCGTTCCTTTAGAACACCACCACCTACGCGGTTCCGTGAGAAGTACTTGGTCAGGGCTGACTTAGCTCCTGACTCGCGGAGTAGATCGCGGATAGCCTGCGTGACTACAGTCTCGGCACGCTCCTGCATATCGTACTTATTGTCCGTGAAGTACATGGTTAGCTTCTGGACTAGCTCAGGCTTCTTCATAGCGCCTAGGTCAGCCTCGCCTAGCCACGTAGCATGGATACGCTCAAGTCTTGCGCGCGGCATGGTAGCGAAGTCCTCTACCTTGAACGAGGTTAGGTCGTTCATTAGGAAGTCCTTAGCGTTCTGTAGGATCTTCTGCCCTTCCTCAGTACCACGTACAATCTGCTGCCACTGTTCGCGCTCAGCCTTGTTGTGTACCTGATAGACCGTAGTCCAGTAGTTACCTAGGTTAGCTGCAATGGCGTTGATCTGGCGTAGAGTAGCCGGACTTGGATTCGGCTTACCATCGACTACAGGAGAAGCTTCGTACAGCTCCTTGATGATACGCAGCGAGTTGCGACGTACCTTCTCACGCACGGCAACGATAGCTTGGAACAGCTCAGGATTCTCCTGCTGGATCTTAGCTTCGGCAGCGTCGTACTCCTGCTTAGAGATACCCGGCTTCATGATAGTAGCCGCTTCTTCGGCGTACTTCTTGATTACCTGTTCCTGTGCGGTAGTGTCTACTAGGTCGTACTCTAGCGCGACTTCTCGTCCCTTGCGGGTTTCGATAGCCTGACGGATAGCCTCGACCTGAGCGCCCTCTGGCAGGAAGGAATCTACAATGCCTACACGTACTGATGGAGCCTTGCCATTCTCATACTGACGCTTACCCTGCATCGTCTCAATCGAACGCTCAAGGGCGTTGGTCGAGATCGACAGACGGTCTGCGATCATTACAGGAGTAAGCTCCTCTACTGGGGCAGTAGTCTCCGGCGTAGCGGCTAGCTCTCTAGCCTGCTTAGCTACGTCGTCTACCATGGTGTCGTTGTACTGCTCTAGCACACCGGCACGGTTGTCCTGCGTAGAGCTAGCTACGATCAGGCTAGTCGCATCTAGTAGCGAGTCTAGGGCATCGAGGTTACGGCCAGAGTCATCCAGTCCTACGGCTAGGCGTACGAAGTTGACGAACTTGCGCCACTGATTCTTCAGGGTACCGCGAGCCGGTAGGTCACGAAGTACCTTCTGTACATCCGGGTCAGTTAGGCCATAGGTGATTAGCTCGTCTACGTCTACCTTACCGTCAGCGTCTACTAGACCTCCCTTCTTCGGAGCTAGAACACCGGCTAGTCTGCCTGAGTGCTTGCCCTTGTTCTTGTCCACCCACTGCTGGAAGGTAGTACGGATATCGTCTAGCTGAGTTACAGCGGCAGCTAAGTTCTTGTCAGCCTTGACTGCCTCCTTGTCGCGGATACGCGCCCACGTTAAAGCGTGCAGAATTTCGTGCGCGACGATACGCGGCTGAAGTCCGTCCATTCCTAGACGGAGCTTACCGTTGTTCGGATTGTAGTAGCCGAGAGAGTCTACTCCGGTAGAGGTCTTGACCAGACGCTTGTCAGTCTCGATGACCACATCCGGAATGTAGCTCTGGTACTGCTTCATGAGCGGAAGCAGCGTGCGGATGATAGCGTTCTCGCGTCCCTTAGCCGTAAGCTCGAGGAAATCGAATAGCGCCTGTACTCTCTGCTTAGGACCCTTAGCGTTACGGTAGTCCTCGACTAGGTTAGCTACGTCTTCGCCGTACGTCTCGTTGATCTCACCAATCGTAGTCTTGCCAGCCCTAGCAGCTTGCTCATCCGGTAGTGCCGCCTGAATGTCTGCTACCCCAGCGTACTCACCGCTATTACGGTCTACGTCCTTGACTTGCTGTGACTCTAACGCGATGAATGATACGTCTGCTTCCGGGAATACGCGCTTAAACTCTCCGTCACTCATAGACGGCACATCTTCTTCGGTGTAGTTATTCTCTACCAGACGTGCGTACCACTGCGACGGTCGTAGGCCGGGGATTTCATAGCGGTTTACGTACACCACGCCGTCGTGGCCAGTCTCCTTGATTAGGTCAACAGTTACTTGGTTAGCAGCAGCAATCTTCTTAGTCTCATTAGGGATGCTGGCCATTGCATCAGCGTAGTCGCTGATAGCCTTGTCAGCCCTCTCCTGACTGATGAGTCCTAGTCTGACTAGCTGCGGTGCTACCTTTTTGGCATCCCACTCCGACATATCCTGAAGACGTAGCGCCTTGGTAATTCTCGGAGCTAGGCGGAGTACTCTAGCATTAGGATCGTTGACAGTGTTCCGCGTGATCTCCTCCGCTACTTGCGGATTGGTAGTCATGTGAATACCTAGCTGCCCTTCGCCGGTTCTCCACTCACGAATATCAGTAGCAGCCCGCGTGCCATGGTACATTACTGGCCGGACAGTAGTACCCTTCAGATGCTTACGTAGATTAGGATTAGCTTCGGCCTGAGCACGTACGTCAGGTTCTTCGATTTGAGTTACGTCAAACTCGCCATCAGTACCGTCGTCTACTTCGATAGCAGACTTTTCTGGAACTACCTTCTGGATAGCAGCTGTTACTTCCGGCGTATCATCTAGACGCTTTAGCACGTCCTCGTAGCTCATGGCTAGAGGCTGATTATCTTCGTCTAGTAGCGGTGCTGGAGCCTGCTGGGTAGGCTGGCTTACAGGTGTAAGATTCGGCTGAGTTACCGGAGCGGTAGGCGCAGGAGCAGGCGCAGCCGTAGGCTGCGGAGCCTTAGTAGTAAGGCCGCTAGCTTCACGTACTTGGTTGATTGCATTCTGAGCTGCCTGCGCGATCTGAGTTACGTCAGTGATACCCTTGCCAGACATTTCGCGTACGGTCTGATCAAAGGCATTCTTCTCCTTGCGCTGAATAGCCTTGCGCTTGTTCTCGTCCATCTTGGCAAGCTGCTCCGCTACGCTAGCCTCAGCAGCCTGTAGCGTAGTGTCAGTCTTGCGTAGGCTATCCAGAGTGTCGCGGGTGTTAGACCACTCCTGCGTCTTGGCTAGTACCTCTTCAGTGCTGGCGTTAGGATTGACGGTCAGGTAGTTCTTCTGGAAGTCTGAACGATCCTTGTCGCGCGTAGCGTCTAGCTTCTGAGCCGGTGACGGCTTAGACGCTTCTTGCCGCTGTCGGGCCTGAGCCTGTCTACGTAGCTTCTCGATGTTCTCCCGTTCTGGATCACGGAAGCCTAGACCTAGCTGCTCTGGCTCAGCCTGCGGAGTTGCCTCAGGAGCGGCGCGCTCTGACGGACGAACAGCATTAGCGATACGACCATCACGGTTAGCATCAAACAGCGCGTTAGCCATGATGTTATCCGGACGGCTGATAGCCTCTTCCGTGATAGCGCGATCTACTTCGTCTACCGTGTTGCGGACACGACGAGCCTCTACCTGATCGGCAGCTTCCTGCTCTAGTCTCTGTGCCTGCTCAATCTCACGAGCACCGCCTACGCTAGGAGCTAGCTCTTCGTTCAGTAGGCCATCAAATAGATCAGCCTGCTTGAGGGTGCCCTGCTGGAACGCTTGAGCGACAGTCTCGTTACGCTGAGCGAACTCCTGTAGCTCCTGCTGTTGGCGCAGCTTGTCCTGAGCGATAAGGGTCTTAGCCTCATCAACCATAGCACGGCGACGGTCTACTCTGGCCTGAGCCTCGGCCTCTTGGTCTAGCTGCATCTTAGCTTCTACGCCAGACAGAGGAGTAATCATGGCAGCGGACGTTAGACCGCCCGCTAGGAAGCCGCGCTCCGCTTCTTCTAGTAACTCAGGGCTAGACCAGTCCTTGACCATACCGCTAATAACAGCACGCTCCTCAGCATCTCCCTCTAGAGCAGCCGACCCGGCGCGTACTAGATTCTGAGCGAATGGAGTAACCGCCTCTGACGTAGCCTCTAGGGCAGTACGTCCAGCTGCGTTAGCAGCAGCACGCTTGAGTACAGTGCCGCCTACACGTAGTCCGGGGATAGCACCGAACACGGCTTCGACGCCGAACTCGACCGATGCCTGTTCAAGCGCCTGCTCGTCTGCTAGGCTGCTGGCCGCTTCCTCAGATAGACCGGCATCCTTGGCTGACTGGAACGCCTCGTCCCACGCGGCATAGAACGCCTTGCGTGCCATAGGGATTGAGCCTAGGCTGGAACCTACGATTCCGCCCACGGCAGTACCACCGCCCGGCTGAACAGCAGTACCTACTAGACCGCCAGCAACGCCACCTACGGTTGATAGGATACTCTCCGGCGCGGAGCCGGAGGCGTCAGCTACGGTACGCAGGAACTTGCTTTGCTCGGCGATGCGGGCAACATCTTCTTGAGCCTTGGTCTGCTCACGACGAGCAGCGATAAGCTCCTCTCTATTGCCAGTGATACGATCGCCGTAGGCTTCTCCTAGCGACTTGTCCGTAGTAGCTACATCGTAGAGAGCGCCTAGCGCAGCTAGAGGACTACGAGGATTGGAAGTTAGGGCGTACTCATCGTCGCCCTTGCCCACTAGATCTCTTTCTAGTTCGGCAGCCGTAGTGTCTGCCGCTCTGCGGCCAGCGGAGATAGCTCCTGGGACACCGCGAATCATATCAATCAGACCCATTTCCTCTTCAGGAGCAGGAGCTTGTTCTGGAGCAGATGGGGATACTAGGAACCGTTCGATTGGTAGCTCAGCTACGGCAGACCCTTCCAGACCGAACTCTTCTGGAGTAGCGAGTCCTAGCTCGATTAGTCTGCGTTGATACGGCGTTAGTGCCATTGTGTTATCGCTCCCTTAGTCTGCGCTCTTCCTGCTGCTTTCTTAGCTGTGCCTGTCTGGCTAGCTCGCTAGGAGTAATCTGTCTGGCGTTACCCTCATAAAAATATAGCGGGGCCTGATTCCCGGTATCAGCAGCTTCCTGTTCTGCATCTAGGATTACACCGGCCTGTCTGCGATTGCGTCCTAGATTAAGCAGTCTGCCACGTAGATCTTCTAGTTCATCAGGAGCTAGCTTGACTCCTAGCATAGACTCGTATGCTGTGATAGCCTGATCGTCGCCAGAATCATATAGGTCAGACTTGCTCTCAAACCCCATCGAAGCCAGTAATCCCTCACTGCCAACAGTCACAGGTCTACCCCCACCGCTACCTCCGCTAGAGCCGCCGCGCCTCATGGCTTCGATCTGCGCGCGCATCTGCTCATTAACTAGCCCGGTACGCTCATCCCTCTCTTTCATTTCTTTGAGTTCGCTAGGACGTAGTGGACGGCGCTCCTCTCTACCGTTCTGGTAGATAGTGACCATCTCGTTGGTATTTAGGTCAGGATACTGCTCTTTAACCTCACGGCCTAGTTTGCGCTCTTCGTCCTTGCGATCAGCAGCGCGGCGCTCTCTGGTCAGCCGCTCTTCTCTCTTTTCTTGGCGAAGGCGCTCTGCTAGCAGGCGCTTGTTCTCTGTGGTTCTGTCGATGTTCTCGGCTAAGGCTGTAGCCGTACTTCCGAGGAAGTCTCCTAGTAGTGACATACTATCTCCTTAGCTCAGTAGGGGTGCTTGTGCCAGCATGTCCCCGGCCCCGGCTGTAGGGCTCTGGTTCTGCTGCTGGCCCTGTTCGGCCTGAGCGATACCCTTCACCATATCTGCGACGACAAAGTATAGCTCCTCAGCGAAGGTGTTAGCATCCACATCCATACCACCCTCTTCTAGAATGTCGATAACGTCATCAGTAAGCTCAGCTACTACTCCGTCGCTAGCTAACCATGCAGCTAGGTCTACCTCAATCCCGCTTTCAATTAGTGCGTTACTGACGTTCTCAATCATCATCACGATAAACTGGCCAGCGCCTTTAGCTAGAGTGGAAGTGTTACTTGCAGCAGCTAGCAGAGCCTCTGCCCCCTCAGGGCTGTCGAGTACTTTACGAGAAAGACCTAGAAGGATATCTAGGTCGTCGTCTTTCTCTCCTTTGTAGATTTCTTCGTTCATGGTATGTTAGGGCCTCACTTGGAATTGTCCGTCCGCTGATCTAAAGATATTAGAGTCACCTAGGCGGACGAAAGGGTCTGTAGCTGGGGCAGCTCCTTGAGCAGGCGCAGCAGCGATCTGGCTAATGATACCGCCAGAGTTGATAAATTCATCAGGGGAAACCTGCCTTTGCACAGGAGAGGCAGCGGGTGTGTAATCCTTGAACTCTGACCCAGCAAAACCTGTAAAGTTCTTAGCTCCACGGCTGATCTCACTGCGCCTATTCTGCCGCATCCACTCTTCTAGGAGAGCGCCCTCCTTTTGTGTACGACGATCTTCCCCAGCCCTCAGTCCGATGAACTCACGCTCGGCAGCGATCTGTTCTCGAGCCATGCGCTCCTCGTGCTCGCGCTGGCGGCGGGCTTCCTTACGCTTAGACCTACCAGAAAAGACAGATCCGATCCCCTTTAGAACAGAAGAAAATACGGCAGTCTTGCCTCCGGCTGCTGATACTAGTGACTGTAGCATTTACTTATACTCCTTAGGTACCGGGATCACGGATTACTCCAAGCTCATTGCTGGTCGGCGGCTTAGCCGGAGTAGAAGCTCCGATACGATCCCCGATCACAGTGGCGATGGTCTGGTTAACGATGCCGCTAGCCTGATTGCGGAAAAAATTCATCATGCCACTAACTACCTGTGGGTTGTACACCTCAGGGTCGTCAACGAATGCAGCGCCTAGTCGGTCTAGCATACCGGCGTTCAGTCCCAGCTCGGTCTGATAAGTCTGCTCCATCATGCCACGGAAAGACGACTGCTCATCTAGCCAGTTACGACGGAAGGTATCATTCTCCGCCATCTGGTTACGGAACTGGAAGTCTATCTGTGTGGTGATAGCCTGCCGCATGGTATCAGCATTGGCCATTGCGTTAGCACGCTGCATATCCGCATTAGCTCGCTGTTCTGCGATAGTACCCTGAGCGTTAGCTAGGGCAATGCTGCGCATCAGCTCATTCTGAGCTAGGGCGTTCGTGGCCCTAGTCTGGAACAGTCCCTTGTCTAGATCACGGATCAGGGCGTTACCCGCTAGGTCATCCTGATACTGCGCAGCCATACCACGACCGTACTCAGTCTGGGTGAACCCGGCATCCTGTTGAGCAATAGGGGCAGCAGCACGTAGGGCCTCACGCATAGCGGCACCGGCAGCGATAGAGCTGTTACCAGCACCGCGAGTAGCGGCCTGTTCTAGACCTGTGCGCTTAGCTTCACGCATGAAACGGCTGTTCGAGCTGACCATGTTGGTAAGACGGTCTTCAGCGAACTGGTAATCCATAGGCTTGGTTAGGGCCTTGGTTGCAGAGATATCTCTGGCTACGTTTACATCCCCAGCCTGAGCCGGGGCGCTGATGGAAGCACCTCGGAAAGTAGGCGCTACCGCAGGATTAATGGTCGGCATCTCGTCGAAGAGCTTCTGCCCTAGCTGCTGAGTTGATGGTACGGTACTGGTCATTGGTGCTCCTTAAGCATCTACCTTGGCGGGTACGAACTGGATGAATAGAGTCTGAAGTGTGTGCGAAGGTTCCGGACTATTGATATCAGGCTCGTGTAACGCCTTGATAGAAACGTTAAGCCCGCGTTCACCTACGTTAGCCATGTTGGTGTACGGGGTATCGCCGATCGTGATGAACTCTGGCCTGTCTGGGATAGAGGCGTCGATTAGCGTAGCCTGATACTCGTTTTCGTAGTCCTTGGCGGTGGTGATCTTAAGCGTAGCCCTGCCTCGGCTGATGCCATCTACGCGTACCTTACGCATCACCTTGTTGCCGAACGGATTACCGGCGAAGTACCAGTTAACGTCGAACTCTGCCTTGATTGCCTTGCCGTCAAAACCCCAGCCAGTGCCTAGCGAGTACACGAAGCTAGACGCTACGCGGCTAGTGGGCGAGTAGTGCGAGGCTAGTACTGTCTCGATACCGTCGTGGTCTAGGATCGATGATAGGGCTAGGGGTACGAACTCCTTACCGTTGACGTCCGTGAAGTTAGTCAGGCCAAGGTAATAGGTTTGCGTGGTACTCTGTACCGGCTTACCTTCGTTGAAGGTGAACGTGAATACTTCCCCGTCTGCCGAGAATACCTTGTACTGGTTCTTGGTACGGATCGGGATAGCGCAGACAATGGCACCGTTAGCCGAAGTCTTGGGGCGAATGATCGGAGACACCTTCTGCGAGATAGGCTGTCCTACGAAGTCACCGTACCTATCCGACTGGCTGAGTAGCACCACTCCAGCGTGGGAGCAGAACACTACATCACCGATCGACACAGCCGTGTACTCAACGGCTCCAGTCTTGGGCAGGATCACTCGCTTCTGGAAGTTGTCTGGTACACTGCCCTGAATCGAGAACACGCCGTTCGAGCAGAACACACCTAGGGTATCACCCGGCATGGACAGTAGACCACGGACAGGGTAGCCCATGGCAAACTCAGCGGCACCATCAAGACCCGAGTAGTTCCAAGGCTCTCCGGTAACAGAGATACGTACCATGCCGTCAGCGTAGCCTAGGGCTAGCGAGTTGGCTAGACGGTCTAGGTGACGCGGATACTTGTCTACTGCCGCAGCGTCCGAGATAAATACCAGACGATCCCTAGTGAAGTAGAATGCCTTAGAAGCTCCTGTAGCGACGTATACGGCGTCCAGCTCCTCTAGCCCGTAGTAGTTGTAGTCCATAGCTACGTAGCGGCTAGAAGCCCGCTGAAGAGCTGACAGACCCGGTAGGAAGTTGTAGACAGGAACGCTGGTGATATCTCCTACCTTATCGGTCGGGGAGATGGTCGCTGACTTGTACACGCTATAGCCAGTCGTGAACATGTCACCTGTGCCAGCGATACGTACTACATTAGTTACCTGCATGGTACCCACAGCGTTACCAGTATCAAAGCCGCCAGACTCTACAGAGTAGGTGTTTAACTCTACCGTGAACGTGGTGGTACCGTTAGAGATCCAGTAGTTAAACGTACCCGGCGTAGGAATACCCTCGCCTCTCTCGTACTTGGCGATAGTGTCCTGTCCCGATACGTGACTGTTGCCGTTGTTGTAGCCAAAGCTCCATCCGGCGTTGAAGAACTTCCAGCCTCCGTGGATTCGAGTAAAGTAGCTGTCGCTGGATTCGTCCTGCTCAGCACCAGACGTAAACATTACTGCCTTGTCCGGGCTATAGCCCTTGGCAAAGATACGTAGCTGAGTAGCACCGCCAAGAGCTACGCCGCCTACAGTGGCGGATAGTCCGGTCAGGTTTACGCTAGGCGCAGTCAGAGCAGCATCCCACGATCCGGTATTCAGATCCTCGTACGAGATGACCAGACGATCTTCGCCGCTGATGGTAATGACTTCGTAGCCTAGTACGCGCGCTGAAGCGGAGTTAAACGTGTTGCCTACTACGATGTTAGGTAGTGAGGACACGACGATAGCACCGCTAGTCGTACCACGTAGCTCAAGCGTAGAGGCTCCGCAAGCTGCGAAGTTGACGCGCTTGTGACGATAGGTCATTACGGCTGGGCCGGGTAGCTGTCCGACAGTACCACGTAGGTATTCCATATAGCTGAGGATACGGGTGTACTGATCAGCCGGAGACGTAGCGAAGTAGCGCAGATCGCGGACGAGCGATAGCGTTCCCAGTTCTACTAGGGTCTTGGTGTCCTTGTTCAGGCGGAACAGACGGCGGTCTACGCCAGAAGCAAGAGAGCTTACGTAGTTGTCAGCGTCGCGTACTACCGGGAACAGGTCTTCGTTGTAGATAGCTACGATGTAGCTGGTCGAACTGATGACCTGTACCACGATACCTAGTACGAATACGCCTAGCTGGCTGGACGGAATACCGGTAGTAGTACCGATAGCTCCGAAGGTATCTACAGCCAGTACGTCTCCTAGCGAGGCTGACCCTACAGACGAGCTTACTTGTAGCTGCCAGTACCTATCGCAAGCGCCAGACAGTCTGCCGTCGAATCGCTCGAACCCGTCGATACGACGAAGACCGGCCTTGTCGGTGATCTCGTAGTTACGGCAGGTAGCTAGGGTACCAGACTGGGCTAGAGGCTTAGGCTCTACTAGATCCAGTCCGTAAGCCAGAGGAATGACGTCGTTAGTGTAGCTCATTATCCGTCAGCCTCGGTTAAACGGGCTAGGTGCCCAGCCAAGCTTAGGCAGGCACTTGTTCTCTAGTCTGGTCTTGTACCTACGATACTCTCGGTTTGCCCGAGCTGCTAGCGTAGCGTTCTCGTCGAACTCAGCGTAGTGCTTGACTGCACCCCACATGATGATCTCGTGGAATTCCTCAGGCATGTCTGGTACGTCCGTTTCGTTCACTAGCAACTGAGGTCCGCGCTCGTAGTTAAAGTACAGGCGGTATGGCTTCTCAGGGCTTGGGTACAGATCGGTCAGTCTGTCCGGAGTTTCCGTGATCTGAGCTGGCTTGGCTAGGTTTCCTACGTCAGCTTCGTAGTAGTTGTTCCAGTGGTTCCACTCAACGAAGTCAAGACCGTCCATGTACTCGGCAGGCGTAGAGTCTACGTAGCCCAAGTACACTGACTGATAGTCTAGATCGTCTAGATCAGGGGCAAACTCACTGAAGTCCCAGCGTGCTCTGCCTCCGATCATGAATGCCTGCTCACCTACTCCGGTAACTAGGTCGAAGGTCTCACCAAGGCCATACTCACCGACGATGTTGTCGATATCGATGTAGGCTTCTGCGGTACCTAGCGCCCAGTCGCCGCTAAGCGTCAGGACTCTTACAACAGTAAAGGTGCAGCCGTTGATTCTCCCTTCAAACATAGCGCCGGGTGCCGGTGCCGTCGGGAGATTGCCGTTCTTTACGTAGATTCGTGGGCGGATAATCCCGAAGCCGCGCTTCGACATGAAAGTCCAGCGTTCGCGGCTAAGCTGTAGCTCCTTCCAAGCTCGGGCGGTCCAGTTCTTGAACCGCCGTTGCATGGGATCGGAGGGATTAGCGAAGTCTGCCGAATCTAGCGGCGTTAGGGTAGCGCCTGATTCGTCAATTGCCCCGTTAACTAGTTCGATAAAGTCCAAGCTAAACCCTCCTACCTTGTTGTGTTACTTAACGTGTTCGATAACTAGACGTCCATCGCGTAGTGCTTCCTTTAGCTCCTCTTCGCGCGGCCAGTAGCCGAACTTCTCGTGAAACTTCTTACGCGGTAGATGGACTGCTGCCTTGGTACGCTCGATCTCGCCACGAGGATCAGGACCCGGAGTCATTCCGTGTACGCTGAACGGATAGTTAGACACTTCCTCGAAGTAGAAACGAGCAGGGTTGTTCGGAGGAACGCTGGTATTCTCACGCAGGCGCTTTGATCGCGCGTTGTTCAGCGCCTCCACAATCTTGATCGGCACATCGACCTTGATGCCACGCGGGATAAGGACGGCGTAGCCGTTTACACAAACGTAGACCGGACGGTTAGATGACGTCGGGTTAGGGTCTAGATGAATCTCGACTCGAGCGAAGCCCGGCTTAGGGGCGTCGCCGTAGGCCTCTACTGCGTACTTACCTTCGGCCATACGAGCCTTGATAGCATTGATGATATCTTCCTTGGTCATGTCACGCGCTAGCGCGATGCGGTAGATACCAGCCTTCTTACGTAGCTCGCCAATCGGAAGGTTGTCTAGATCGGCAGTGTGTTCGATTTGGTCATTACTCATGACGGTAGATCTCCTCTACATGTTAAAAGAAACCCGGAGGAGCCGAAGCCCCTCCGGGGTACAGCTTACCCTAGATTAGACAGTCGGGTTAGGACGGCCATGATCGTAAGCAGCGCCTAGGCCAGCACCAAGTAGCGGCACGGCGTTAGCGCGGACAGGAGCAACTACCGCCATTACCGTGACGCGGGTAGCAGCGGAGGGAGCCGTAGCAGCGCCAGCCTGTGGTGATAGCGTGACGGTGTAGTTAGCAGCAGGAGCCGCGGTCGTTGGCTCGAAGCGAGCGGTACCGCCAGCCTGCCCTACCGTTGACGCCGAAGCGAAAGCGGTGAGGTTGGAAGCAGTGACGCCAGTGTTGTGTGACTCGAAGCCGGCGTTTAGGGTGATGGTCGGCGCGGCGTTAGCGTCAAGGTCATCAGTGCTAATGACTAGCTCTAGGATCTGATGGTTAGCGCCAATCTCGAAGAAACGGAGACGATCAGCGGTAGTCAGGGCGCGGCCAGCCGGGAGATCGATAGTAGCTGAGATCTCGAACGGAGCTTCGCTTACGGCTCGGAAGGCGTTACCGCCGAGGTGTGCGGGTGAACGGAAGGACATGGTTTACTTCTCCTTAGTCAGGTTAGATTAGAGGGCACCAGCGGCAGTCTCAAGGCGAGCCATCCACTGCTCGTTGAGGCGTACAGCAGAGAACCACATCTTCCATGAAACGAAACCACGCTGACCTAGCGGATCTTCGTAGCTCGCGCCCATCTTGGGATTCATTACCGCGATAGCGGCTGAGTCCATGCCCTTGAGCGGGGTAACGCCGTAAGCCTCTTCACCGAAGATGATGATCGGGTATACGTTGACGTTAGCACCGTTGTTGAGGACACCAGTCGTGGTACCTGAGCCAGCGCCGATGAATGGCTCTAGCATTGGGCTGAGGATGATGCGGACCTCTTCGACCTTACCAATCTCGTTCGCATGGAGCGGAGCGCCCGAGGCGTACTTCTCGATCGGAACGAAGGTGTTGAGCGCGCGGATATCAGCTTCCATATCCGTGTGGGCTACGGCAACGAACGAAGCGTTGACCGGCTCGGTCGCAATGTTCGGAGAAGCCGAGAGCTTCTTCGTGATCTTGCGGCAATGGTTACGCTTGAGCTGACGGACGATTAGGCGGATATCGTTGATATCGAGGACAGCCTGAACTTGGTTACGGGATGAAGCCGTACCGGTGAAGAAGACCTGAGTACCGCCACGGATCTCGTTCCACGTAATGAGTTCCTTGGTCTCCGCAGCCTGCTTACCACAGAGTTCGGTCATGACCTTTAGGTTGGGGTCTTCGTGGGTGTCCTGAATGACGTCCGTGAACGGAACCCAAGCACCGTACTGAGCGAGTGACGTCTGGACGTCCTCGTACTCGAGCGCCTGCGGAGCCGGGGTGACGCCTTCGATGAGCGCGGTCGGGTTGACCTCGAACGGAACGGGACGACGGAAGCGGATTACTAGACCCTTGTTCTTGGGAACGGACTCGATCTTAGCAAACTTGTCCAGAACGATCTGGGTGTCGGCATAAGCGAGCATGTTAGCGACGGCTACGATACCTACGCGGGGTGAGATATCGCCGTACTGAGTACCTGATACTGCCATATTTGAATCTCCTTTGTGACTTAGTTAGTTCCGTGCAACTTATGGAAACGATTATACGACTGCTCGAAAAGCTCCTCAGCGGAGAGTTCTTTCTTTTGCGGCGCAGCCGGACTCTTTACAGTAACCGCTTGCTGTAGCTTGCGTGCGCGTTCGTTAGCTAGATTCGAGGCGGCTGGAGTTTCAGTTGGCGCTTCTTCCTTCTGCGCGGGCTGAGAAACTAGACCGTTTGAATGTAACCACTGGGCGTACACTTGGAGTCCCGCTACAACATCGTCAGCACGCTTAGACAATACGAGACCACGTACTCCATCACTTGCACTCTCTACGAAGGTTCTGAATGCGTCGCTCTGGACCACTTCCGTAATGTTTGGTACGAGCTGCCGGAGCCTAGCCTTCTCGGCATCGGTTTCCTGCTGCGCGTAAGCCTGCTTTACAGGAGCTAGCTCTTGCGTAAGAGTTGTTTTCAGACTTTCGACCTGAGTCTTTAGAGCCTCCTCGCGCTTCTTGATGATCCGATAAAGGGCGGGGTCAGTCTTCTTGAGATCTTCTAGGTCTGGATCTTCGCCTTCCTCAGTTGCCGGAGCGGTCGGAGACGGCTTGGCGGCGGTGGTACTGAGTGACGCTAGCCGAGCTTCCATATCGTTGAGCTTCCGCTGGAGAGCAGCAGTCCGGTTTGATTCCGAACGGTGTTTATGCTGCAACAGCTTGTTCTCTTGGATAAGTCGCTCTAGCTCTTCCTTGGATAAGGTGGTATCCGACTGAGCTGTCGGTACCTGAGCTTCGCTTTCTTGCGTCTCGGTCTTTTGCTCTTCTTGCTTCTCTTCTACTTCCTGCTCTACTACTTCTTCCTGCTTAGCTTCCTCTACCTCCGGGGCGGGAGTTTCCTCCGGCACCTCAGTATTGCCTAGAATCTCGCTTAATTTCTCAGGGTTATCAAGGTTATTGCTAACGCTGTTAAACAATTTCTGGGCTTCAGTGTCGCTTAGAGGGGCGTTACTCATAAAAGTTCATTCTCCGTTTAGGTTGGCGATCTGGTCGCGGCTGCTAGTACATCTTTCTCAGCAGCTAAGAGTTCCTTGTAAACAAGGATTTTTCCACGAATAACGCTAGACTCGTCATGGGATAACGTAGGATTCTCTAGCATTTCTCGGGATTTATTTAGCTGGGCCGTAAGGAAATCCTTAACGGCCAGCCAGTTATTGTCGTAAATGTTAAGGTTTGGGATGCGTGCCTTCATTAGATACCAGTCCCCATCTCTCTCTTGATCTGCTGCTCACGGGCTGTGAGTAGCTGCTCGATCTGTTTGCGGTTATCTTGCTGTCCGGCTAGGAACGCCTTGGTCTCTTCACGCATACGGGCGACTTCTAGGTCAGCGGATACCTTCATACGGAACTGCTCGTCCTTAGCAGCTAGGTTCATCATCGCTACGTCCTTCTCGTTCTGGCTAGCGACTACCTGAGCCTCGGCTTCAGCGACTCGGGCGTAGGTATTGGCCTGACGCTCTTGGAATTCCCACGCTTCGCGCTGCTGGTTCTGGCTCATCTCGAACTCCATCTGTAGAGCCTGTAGTTCCATCTTCTTCTCTTCAAGGGCTAGGCGTCTTTCCTCAAGCTGCATCTTCATTACCTCAGGGTTCGGTCCCTGAGCCTGTGCCATCTGCTCCTCGTAAGCCTTGACCTCGTCTGGAGTACGGATGATACGGCTCGACGGCAGGTGCATCATGCTTAGGCGGGCAATTAGCAGCTCGTCTAGGTTGACGTACTTACCGGTCTGTGGATTCTGGCTAGCCTCTAGGCTGAGCTTCTCCATATCGCGGATGTATAGCTGCTTGTTGCGGTAGTCTGAGCTGGACTTGACGTCTAGCTCGAAGTTGCCCTTGATGGATGGGTCGGGGTTGTACTGCATGTTCCACGCGTACAGGCGTTTGATAGCCTTCGTGGTCATCAGATCGTCCCACATCTCGTTGAGTAGGTCTAGTAGGGTAGTACTAGCCTGCTGGAGTAGGCCCATACCAGTAGCCGAGTCGGTAGTTACCCCGGTTCCGCCCTGTAGACCAGCAGCCATGAGCGGGATGCCTGACTCTTCCTCGGCAAACTGCTTAGCTGCGTTGAGCACAGCCATGAGATCTGCCGAAACGTTGGGAGGAATGAAGAACTGGAACGCCTGATTGACGTTAGCCGACAGGTCGGTGAGGAACCACGCCTTACGGGGGCGCATTTCCCACTCACCATCGACCGGTTCGATCAGATCCTTCTGCATTACTACCTGCGGACCCGAAGAAATGGCCGAGTTGTCGAGTACCATGTGCCAAGACTGGGTGACTACACGCTGCGCGTCACGTACTAGTAGCGGTAGACCGATACCAAACGGGCTGACGGGGTCACGCTTGTACGGGCAGACCATGTAAGGTAGCTCGAAGTCCTCGATGTTGGCTAGTTCTACGCGAAGTACCTTACCCTGACACACCCACACCTCGCCGTAGTAGGTCTTTCCGTCTACAGCTTCGTAGGACGGTACGATTCCTAGGGTCTCTAGCTGTTCTGAGGTGACAGGACCGTGATACTCTAGCACGATGTACTTGTTCTTCATGTACTCAGGGCTGGTTTCCATGAGCGATGAAGCCTCTTCTAGGGCCGAAGAGGTGTAGTCCTTGGGATCTTCCTTGAGCAGCTCTAGGATAGCTTCCTTGATGAAGCCTGAGTGCTTGGAATACTTGGCTAGTTCGGTCTTGCTGAGCGGATGTAGCTCTACCGTGTCTTCTGATGAGCAGAAGTCGTTGGTCGAATCGTCCGGATAGAAGTACCAAGGATCGACTCGGACAAAGCACGGCTCAGTGTTCGACTGGAATACCGGTGCCCACTGCTGGCTAGTAGGATCTAGCTGGTAGCTAGACTTGATCTTGCTGGTGTTGACAGGTCCCTTGAGTACCGCCGAGCCTAGGATGACGCGATCCTCGATAGCTGTGCGGGATTCGTAGCCGTACTTGCTCTTCTCTAGCTGCTTGGCCATTTGATTCTCCATCCCGATGCAGGCGTTAGCCTCCATTGTCGAGGACGGAATCAGGTCCCAGTTCTTGTCACCGCCAGCAAACTGCTGCGAGATTAGCTGAGCGATAGCGATATCGCACTTGGTACGCACAATGTTGTAATCTGGGCGATCGGCTGAGCCTTCTCCCGAGAATGGGCGATCAGGACTCTTGTCCGACTTACCCACCTTAGCCAGCGAGCCGTAGTAAAGGCGCATAGACTCCTGCCACTGACGCTCTTTGCCGGTGCGGTTCTTGCGGCGAGTCTCGTACTTGGCCTCTACCGTAGCAGCTAGGTCCTTGAGTAGAGCGTTACGGCGCTCCATCTCAGCCTCAGCGGCTTGACGGGCCTGCTCCTCTAGCTCCTCTGGACTTAGCTCGACGGTCTGCTCGTCTTCCATTGGCAGTTCGTTAGACACCATACTTGATTCCTCCTAAGGAAGATGCTGCTCTGATTGTACGGGATGCGTTCTGTGGCGGTAACGTGGCTACGTTTTCGGTGTTGATCCCATACCGCAGTGCATCTAGGGCGTGGTCGTTCTCTTTTACGATCCTTCCTTGAAGGTCGCGTCTATAGACCATGTACTCCTTCAATAAGTTCACGCACGATTTAAATACTTTAAGCTTACCTGAACTGAGGAGTGACCATACTGCTTGGATGCCGCCCTCTACAGCGTTGTTGGCCTCTACTAGCTTGAGTCCTAACTTGCGGTATACGTCGATCAACTTGCGACCATCTACCTGGGAACGTCCCTTAGACGCCGGATCGATGCACCCCCGGATCCAGTCACCACGAGACTTCAAGGCTGCGGCGTGTACCTCCGGCTCTGCCTGCCCTCTGTAGTGTTCCGAGAATACGTAGATGGTACCATCGTCAGGGTTCTTGGCTAGATACACAGCAGCGGTCCTATTCCAGCCTACGTCTAGTCCATACCACTTAGGCCAGTGAGACGGAATAGTGAAGTCGTCTACTGAAATCTCCTCGACTGGGATCGGGTACACGTTACCTGAGCCGATTGATGGCTTACCGTTACGGCGAGCTTCACGTAGGTGAGGAGGAGTATTGTCCTCGAGACGCTGCTTAGTCTCTTCGTCCAGCCAAGGAGCGTGATCCCAGCCGGCTTGGATTACTGCTCGGCTGGCCTTCTTAGCGATACCTAGCTGCTCTTCTTCGTCCTCATCCGTCATGATTGTGACTGGAGCGGCTCCGGCTAGGAAGTTAGCGTTCTTGCAGAAGTTAACGATGAACGGGGTGATACCGTGTAGTGGCGTAAACGTCACATACATGATACCGCCTGTGGTCATGGTACGGATCAAGCACTCGTTGTAGATCAGATCAGGACACTCTTCGTCCAGCCAGATAACGTGCTGAGCTGTACCGTAGAAAGCCTTGACACCCTGATCGTACGACTTCATACCGATAACAGAAATACCGCCAGAGATGTGGCGGATCTTGGCCAGTTCGATAGCGTTGCCGATGCCCATCTTGTTGACCGTACCTACGATCAGATCCTTGGGAATCATTCCGGTACCTAAAGCGCCGGGAGGACCGAGCAATTCCTTCTGGATAGTATCGCGGGTAGTCTGGGCTGTCTGACCTGCGGCCCATACCGAGACAGGATGGTCAAACTTACGACCTTCCCACCACTCGGGGTAGATACCGGTAAGGTGACACGCAGTTTCGTAAGCGCCTGAGATAGACTTACCGCAGTTAGAAGTTACTAGGCCGTCTGCTACAAACAGATGGTCTGGGTGATCAATAGTGATGCAGTATACTGTGCGCTTACCTAAATACTCGGAAGCGGTCAGCTTTACTGCTAATACCTCCAGGCGCTGGCGACCTCCGCGAAGCTTATACGGCTTAGTAGGCACGTTTCCGATTAGCTTAAGTGCGTAGTCCCCGGTAATACTTACTACGATCTCGTCTGCGTGATTAGGATCCTTACGCTTACGTACGGAAGTAGTAGCCCGCACACCTAGACGTAGGCATAGGGAAACAAAGCCTTCCGCCAGTCGAGGGGACGTAGTGCTAAGGCAGTATCTACCTAGCCTAGCATACCCATCGGTAGCCAGCAGGCCGTGAATAAAGGCACGCACTACCTCGGGCTTAGCATTAAACAGTTGAGCAGGTACTTCCTTATCACCGGAACGGCTGCCCACAAGTCCGCACCTGTCTAGCAGTTTATACAGTTCAGATTTACCCTTAGTCTTTTCAGGCTTTGGAAAATAAACGTCGTAATACGTTCTACTATTTACCACGCGGGGATCAGTACCTAGCCCTTTCCCCAGAGCTACTACTAACTCTACCAGCTCTTTGGACTTATTGGTAAACTTAAACTGATCGTCTCTAGCACACAAATGCCCGTCGCCTACAAGTAGGCCTAGCAGTAACGCCTCGTCCTGTGATATGCTATCATCTAGGACAAAAGGCTCCCACAACGACGGAAC